CGGACATTGAAACGCTCGAGAGATCGAGATTAATCGGAATCGTTAAGGCCTTAATCTTGGATAGATAGCCTTCTTTGATAGCCTGTACGAGCGAATACTCATAAGCCAAGCTGTCAAAGTACGATCCGAGGTTCTTCATATCACCTCTATCTGGGGTCGCTGTAACCCCGAGGACTTCCGCGTTTTCGAAATAGCCCAGCACTTTTTGATACCCGTCAGATATCGCATGGTGCGCCTCATCGACCACAATCACGTCGAACCAATCGGGCGGGAATTGACTTAAACGTTTCTCCCGTTGCATGGTTTGAACGGATCCAACGACAACGCGATACCAAGAGCCTATTGACGTGCTTTCAGCTTTTTCTAACGCTGTACCGAGGCCCGTTGCGGTCTTGAGCTTGTCGCTTGCTTGATCCAATAACTCAGATCTGTGAGCGAGCACTAACACGCGCTTCCCTTCTCTGACTTGATCTTCAATGATCTTTGAGAATACGACGGTCTTTCCCGTCCCAGTCGGGAGGACTAGAAGAGTGCGTTTCCGACCTTCTAGCCACTCTCGCTGAACGGCTTCCCGTGCCTCTTGCTGATAGGGTCTTAACTCCATACTTTAGAACCTCCTAATTAGAACGGCCCTCCTGTGAAGCCTCCCTGTGGTTGTGCTGGTTGTTGTGGTTGTTGATACTGTGGCGCTGGTTGTTGGTATGCTGGGGCTTGTTGTCCCGGCTGTGCGTTCAATACTTTTGTATAGTCCACGTCTTCGGCGTAAATCATACCTTTTACTTCGTTGTACTTGTTTCCGTTGTACTCACGGTTTCCGACCTTACATACTCCGACTTTACCGATGATTGCGTTCCAATCCATACGAAGCGGTTCGCCTTTACGTTTTTGCCCGATAGCACCAAAGAACGCTGATAACATTCCCTCGGTCGAGCTGTGTAAGAAGAGATTGTGACGAAGTTCTGTTTCTCCCTCATTTGCTACGATAGTAAGGTGTACTGTCGCTTTCGGACAAGCCGGCAACTTGCCGGGATTTTGAGGGTTTGGCGTGTGACGTCCGCGCTCGTACTCTTTAACTGTGAACCAGTATAGACCATCTGGTAGAAAGACAAATTCCGAATCTTTTTGAATTGTGTCGTCCCAGCCGAATTCGCGATCAAAGTTGTTGTTAAATTGTTGTTGTGTCATGATGAAATTTCTCCTTTATTCTTATAAATTGTTAGTGTTAAATGGTAATTCCGGATCTTTCCGTACTTGGTTTTTAATGACGTCGAGTGTAGCGTCCCAATTCGCGACGATCATGTCCCAGTAATTGCTCGGGAAGTTTTCGATCGGTGTCCCCATCGGGAAGTGTCCTCGAATATAAGCGACCTCTTGCAATTCGTTTTCGGTCACGTTGTTAGGCGCCATCAAGTCGATCAATGCTTGTGGTAAAAGTCCCGCTTGTGGAGCTCGTCCCATCTCTTGGGCCACCTCTTGAGCGACCTCTTGTAATTGCTCGTTAATGTTTTGCTTTTGTGGCTCTGCTGCCAGTTGTGGCTGTGGCTCTGGTTGTGGAGCTGGCGCCGGTTGTTCGGTTGGTACGGGAGCCGGTGCGTTGAAGATATGGGCCACGCTTTCAAACGTGAACGGAAGCTGATCTGGCAAGCCGTGACGATTTTTTGCGTCCCATGCTGGGCGGTGGTTCGTGTACATAACACGCTCGCCCCCTTGGGCTTTTTTCTTTCCGGTGTCCGTGGTCATGACGATTGTCTTATAATTCGCAAAGAGCACCATATCAGCCCATTCCTTGACTAGTGGAGCTGTTTTTGAGCTGGTCTTTTGCCCGAGCTTTAATTCGTATCGGTCATAAGATCCCATTTCGTCCGGCTGCTCGAATTTCTTGATTTGTGCGTGAGCTGTCAAAATGACGTTGATCCCGTTGTCCACAAGCTCTGACAAGCTATTTAATAGACGCCCGATCTCTTCTTGGACGTATGTATAGCCCTTGCCCCAGCCGAAATCTTCGATCCCGTTCTTTTGGTGCTGTGCGCATACATAATCTATCGCGAGTTGTTCGGCCCAGTCGATCGTATCAATGACTAGTGTTTTACACGCGTCCAGGTTTGCTTTGATAAACGCGATCTCGTTCTTGAGCATTGCCCAGCTTGTGGGCTTGTCCATTCTGGCCACGTCCATATTGTCCGTTGATCCCTCGGTGTCGATGAATACTGGATCCGGGAATTGACTCGCAAAGCTAGACTTTCCGATCCCTTCCGGGCCATAGATCACGACTTTCTGAGCCCGTGCCTTCCTTCCTCTTGTAATTTGCATTTTTTAATCCTCCTCGTCGTCGTTATCTGCTAAAAGGCCACGAAGAAAGTTTTCAAAATGTTTGCGTTTTGCTTCTTCGATCTCTTCCGTGAGGTCCTTTGGCTCGTTTCCGTCTAACGTTTCGAGCTCATACGTTGCATTGATAATAAGCAATTCTCCCCCGAACGCTTCGGCGACTTTTTGCAATTTATCCCTTTGATCTTGTACTGATTCTGGGCTATTTGTTGCCGCGTCTTGCAGCTCTTTCGACCAAGTTGCGCTATATGCAAGAGCTCCTTCATTATTTTTGTACTTCATTAAATATTGACCTGTTTCTGTGCTACGAATAACGATGAATTTTTCTGTTTTTTTCATGACTTTTCCTTCTTTCTGTTAAAAACCATTTTGCCAAGTTGGCGCGACTGTTTCTTGTGCGCCGTTCATTGCTCCGTTTAGAAGCCCATTTTCAAAGCTCTCGGGTTTAATACTGTAACCGTCTTCGATAATGACAGAGCACTCTCCGCCCGTTGAAACGCGGGTCGCGATCGCTTGCAAGCCCTCTTGCTCTAGCCACGCGCCGAATTCTGCAAGTGTGATCTGGTCCATCTGTTCTAACTTGTCGATAAGCACGAAGCCACAATCTGGTTTGAGCTTGCGAACGATAGCCGTCGCGACTTGTAATTGTTGCGAACCGCTCATATTATCCCAACGTTGACCGAGGTATAAGAGTTCGCCATCGTCCACGGATAAGCCCGGAAGTGGTAAGTCTGCATTTGTGAGCAAGTCCGTTTTTTGCTTACGAATACCATCGATAACCAGATCTAACTCGCGGTATTGCTCGCGGTAAACCTTCGCGTCTTCTTCTGCCTTGTCTTTGTCAAGATTCGCTCGGACTTTGAGGTTGATCTGCTCAATGTTTGCGATACTGTCTTCGATCTCTTGTGTCGATTCATCGATCAGATCTTGCGCGTCTTTACGAGCAATGTCCAAGTCTTGAGCGAGTCCTTGCTCTTTTTCTCGAGCTTCCTTGAGCATAGCTTCCAGACGCTCAACGTTTGCAAGTGCCCCTTGATAGTCGTTTTCGATTCTCGCGAGATTCTGACGCTTGCGAGCATTTTCGCCATTGCGTCCGAGAATTTCTTGCTGTTGCTGGATCAAGTCCGCGATTGAGACGAGTTCTTTCGGTGCGTCTGGATAATACGGCTGTTCTTTCGCGAACTTTTCTTTTTGGTCCGCAATGACGCCGATTGCGTGTCTTTCTTGGTACTTGGTTTTCTCTTCCATTTCAAGCTGGACGAGCTGATCTCCGACCCCGATAATTTGTAGGAGCGTTGTCGCTTTTTCCTTGCTTGTCATTTCCATAAACTTTGGAAGATCAAGAGCGAGCTCTTCGACGAAGCTATCAAGTAATTTCTGGCCGGCCTTGTTTCCACTCGGATCAATAACTTTTAGATCGCTATTTTTGCCTTTACGCTCAACAACAAGGCCATTTGATAGCGTGATTTTTAGGCTTGGGGGAATTGTTGATCCCTCGCGTTGTGCCTGTGAGGGCTTGTACTTATTGCCACCCAAGGCCCACGCTATCGCGTCTAATACGCTTGTTTTCCCTTGGTTATTGTTTCCACCGACGATTGTCAGTCCTTTTGCTGACGGCTCGATTTTGACCGCTTTAACGCGTTTCACGTTCTCGATCTCGAGCTTATTGATTGTTACCATTTCTTAACTCTCCTTTCAGACGAGCGAGCTCGTCAAGCAATCGTTCTTCCCGCTCAAGTGTGGCTTTCAAAATTTCAGTTTGTTGCAGGTTGATGAACCACAAGCGATTGAGCGCTTTTGTTTGTTGCTCAATCTTTCGGGACTTCTTACCAAACATGGAAGGGTACCTCCGGCGATTCTGTATAGAGCTTCATGTTTTTTCGGCGACTTGCGAGCTCGTCCTCGTATTGCTCAATGACTTGTGCGTTATGCTCTGGAAGCCCTTCTTCGATAGCTTTGAGTGTTTCAGTTTTTGCGATTTTCATTCGTTTCTTGTGGTCCTTCCACGATACGATAAGGCCAGCGATGAAGCACACGCCCCCGATAGCTACTGTTCCGGCAACTTGCCCAGAAATAATAATTTCATTCATTTTAAATACTCCTTTTCTTTTTCTAAAATTTCGTA